GGAGGGCATCACTACGGAGTTCAATTCGAGAGTGAGGAAGAAGATGATATCTGGCATGACCCAAGAGTAGAGAGCCTTAAGGCATCGCCTTGACAAAGATCACTTGCCAACCTATGATAAGAGGCAGAGGGAAATCCTTCAGGGGAAGGGTCGGTTGTGGCTGACCCTCTCCCGACATTTTAAGAATATCAAGGGAGAGATCAAGAATGGTCAAGAAGAAGAAAGGGCAAGACCTCGCAAAACATCTCGTTCTCGATGAGATCGACAAGACGATGATCCAGAAAATCCTCGTCAATCCCGCTATCACGGATCAGGAATTGGCTGACCATTTCAGGATGAACCGAAGGCAGATCAACCTTCGGAGAAATCTCCCCCTCTTTCAAGAAACGCTCGACCGAATGATCGATGAGCAATCGAAAGATGCAATCCAACTGCTTCAGGAAGCCCTGCCGAAGGCGATGCGATATCTGATCTCGGTCGTCAGGGATAAGACCCTCGATGATCGGCTTCGTGTCCACGCCGCAGGGAAACTGATCGATAAGGGGTTGCCGAGCAAGGTCGAGAGCAAGGTCGAAGGGTCGATCAAGTCCGAGCCGTCAGGCACGGTGCAGGACATCTATGACAAGATGGGGGAAGATGAACAGCGAAAACTTATGGACACAATTAAGCAAATTACCGATAAGCGAAGTTCGTAAATTCAGGGCGAAACACGACATCGAGTTCTTTGCCAGAGAATACTTCGGGATCGAATTATATCCTCATCATCTTAATTGGCTCAATCTGGCAACTGATTACCAGAACAATCCCAGAGTATTGATCGAAGCCCCGAAGGATCACGGGAAGTCGTGGACAATGGGGCTGATATATCCGCTCTGGCGTATCTGCAAAGACCCTGACATCTGGATCATCTATGTCAGCAATACTGCCACTCAAGCCGAGATGCACATCAGACCGATCATCTATGAACTCGAAACGAACAGGAAATTGATCAATGATTTCGCCCTGCCCGATGAGACAGGGGTCAGAAGGTTCAAGCCCCAGATGTCGGAGAACCTTGTCTGGCGGGATCGGGAGATCATCATCAACCGACCATCGAGGGCGGAGCATCCGACCATCTTGGCGGTCGGATCAGGGGGAGCAATCCTCGGTCGCAGAGGCAAACTCATTATCGGGGATGATCTTCTGGACAAGGATAACTCGAAGACCCCAGAGATGAGGGAGAAGGTGAAGTATTGGCACGACAATGAATTGATCAACACCCTCGAACCCGAAGGGCAGGAAGTGATCATCGGCACCCCGCAGGATTTCCGAGACCTTTATTCCGACCTTTCCCAGAGGAAGATATTCAAGGTCAGGATCGATCGGGCGATCATCGATGCCGAGAAGAAGATCGTCCTCTGGGGGGAGAAGTGGGATTACGACCGCCTGATGATCAGGAAAGAGGAAATCGGGACGAACTATTTCAATATGAATTACCAATGCCTGCCGATCTCGGACGAAACGACTTGGTTCCCCTATTCTTGGCTTTCGGATCGGTGTTTTGATCAGGAAGCAACTCTGGTCGATAACAATGAGGGATTGAAGGATTTCAAGATCGTCTTCGGGGTCGATCTGGCAATCTCGGAAGATATGGGGGCTGATTATTTCGTGGTGGTCGTTCTGGGGGTCGATCGGCTCGGAAATCATTGGCTTCTTCACATCTACCGATCGAAGGGGATGACATTTAATTCGCAGATCAACAAGATCGTCGATCTCTGCAATTCTTTCCAACCTTATGTAGTATATGTCGAGGACAACGCCTACCAGAAGGCGTTATATCAGGAACTCCGCCGAAAGACGAGGGTTCCCGTGAAATCCTATACCACGACAGGGCAGAAGAAGTCGGACATCGAGATCGGGATCAGGGCGTTATCGGTGATCGTGGAGAATGGGAAGCTGAAAATACCTCGGGGCGATGAAGAAAGCAGGAAGATTACCGACCTATTCGTCAATGAGCTGACCGATTACGGCAAGGCGGTTCACGATGACATCTTGATGGCGTGGTGGCTCTCGGAAAATGCGGTCAGGACATACATCAAGCCGGCTTCAGTTTCCAAATCGCTGGTATAATACAAGAAGGGGGAAGAAGCAAATGGCAGATATGGTCGCTACCTCACAGGCAGACATAATCGTGAAAGAAAGCATCTCTCGGATGATCGATGAATATCAGAGAAAGCGGAAGATCAGGCAACGGCTCTACTGGGATTATTACCTCGGACGGCATTACTTCAACATCACGAATGAGAAAGGCGAACCGATCTACGGGATGGGGAAGAAAAGGGTCAAGAAGAACTATTGCAAGTATGTCGTGGATGAGGCAGTTTCGGCTCTCTTTGCTGATGCCATCGACATTAAGAGCTTTTCCGAGAATGAGGAATTGAAGGGAAAGATCGAAGATGGTCTGAAGGAAATCTGGTGCTCTCGGACGGGCAAGAAAAGATTGAAACGGATCGGGGTGATGGGTGGGGTTTCGGGCGATTGCTACCTGAAGTTGGTCTATGATCCGACCAACCTGACCGTGATCCCGAATGTCCTCGATACATCGTGGGTCACGCCTGTCTTCGATCCGAATGATGTCGACAAGCTTCTGGGGATCATCATCAATTACACCACGATCATCAACGGGAAGCCGATCGACTACACGGAAACGGTCACCCCTCAATGGATCAGGATATATTCTGATCGGAAGATGCTTTCGGAGACCCCGAACAAATATGGCTTCCTGCCGATCGTTCACATCAAGAATTCGGAGATACCGAACAACTATGAGGGGATGTCGGATATCGAGAACATCTACGATCTGAACAATGAGATCAACTACGCAACCTCGGACAAGGCGAATTCCCTGTATTATCACGGCAACCCGCTCTTGGCATTGATCGGTGCGGGCGTGGATAAGGTGGAAGTCGGACCCGATCGGACGCTCAATCTGCCCGATGAGAAGTCGAAGGCGGAATATATCAAGCGTGATACCGATTTCTCGGCGACCGATACCCACATCAATGATCTCCGCAAGGCGTTGATGCTGATCGCAAGGTTGCCCGAAGAAGTTCCGACCTCTGGGAATATCTCTGGCGTGGCATTGGCGATGCTTCAAGCCCCGTTGATCAAGCTCGTAGCGGACAAGCAGACCTTCTATGGCGAGGGGATCGAACAGGCGAATGAACTGATCCTGAAAATCTTGGAGAAGGAAGGCGTGATCCCGTTGGTGGATGATTACCGCACGGACATCGTCTTCGCATCCTATCTGCCCGTGGATGAGAAGATGGAGACGGAAATCCAGAGAAGTCGCCTTGACTATTTTAACTCTCTGGTGCAGAATGGCTTCTTGAGCAAGAAGACGGCGATGGAGCAGATGGCGGAAGAAGGGTTGATATCCGTTGCCAACATCGAGACAGAATTGAAGGCGGTCGAGAAGGAAGCGGAAGATATTTTCCCTGATGAATTCAGGAAAGGGGGGAATGATCAGGCGAACAATCAGGATCAGGGTCAGGATCAATCGGATCAGGTCAACATAAGAAAATAAAGGGGGATCAAGACAATGGCTGAAATTCAAGATCAGAATAACAATCAGGATCAGGGAAACAAGGGAGATCAGGGGAGCAAGGGTCAGCAGGGGAAGGACACGATCTCGATCAGCAAGGCGGAGTTCGAGCGATTGCAGAGAGAGAATTCCGATCTGGTTCAGGAAGTCACGGCGAAGAAGAAAGAGCTGAACGACAAACTTGAAGCGGAGAGGAAGGCGAAGGACGAAGAACTCAAGGCGAAAGGGGAGTTCAAGTCGCTCGCCGAACAAAGAGGGCAAGAGATTGATGCCCTCAACAAAAGGATCAAGGATCAGCAGGTGGACATAGCCCTTCGGGAAGAAGCAAGGAAGGCGGGGCTAAATGATTTCGACACGCTGGTCTTGGTCGATCGATCGAAAATCGAATTGACTGATGCGGGTCAAGTTAAAGGTGCCGATGAGGCAATTAAGAATTTCAAGAAGGCAAAGCCGAGTTTCTTCGGCTCACAGCAAGGGGGCGGAGCAGGGGGTCTGAACAATGCTGATATGGATCGTCTGAACGGCATTGATCTCAATAACCTCAAGCCCGAAGACATTGACAAGTTGCCCCGTGAGGAACGGCGTCAGGTTATCGAGCAATTAAGAGGTCAAACGGGAGCGAAGATGGGATCAGCGTTCACACGAGCCCGTCAGGATGCTTCCAAGAAATAAAGATAATTCAAGCGAAAACAAAATCAGTATTTTCTGACAAAGCGAGGTGAAATACAATGTCTAACGAAACAACGACTACTACTGCGAATGATCTGGTTTATTCCTCAATTATCTCGAAAGAGATCATCGAAGCGGCGTGGTCGGCTCTGGTCTGCTTGCCTCTGGTGAAAGAGTATGACATCTCGGCACAACCCACTCTGGCTCTGGACATCCCTGTCTGGGTCGCCGTGAGTGCTTCGGCGGTGAACGAAGCGTCTGATCTCTCGAACTCGGCGATGAGCACGAACAAAGTCACACTGACCGCTTCGGAAGTCGGCGTTATGATCACCCTCACGGACAAACTCTCTTATTCTGATATTCTGGGGAACATCGATGCTTATGCTGAACAGCTTGGGAAAGCCCTCGCTGATAAGATCGACACCGATCTCGCCGCTCTCTTTGCGGGCTTCTCTGGAACGGCTGGATCGACTGGGGTCGACATCACCGAGGCAGATTTCCTCACGGCAATCTACACCTTGGAAAATGGCGATGCTCCGAAGCCCTATGTCGCAGTTCTGCATCCTCGTCAGGTAGCGGATCTCCGCACGGCGATTGCTTCTTCGTCGGCATCTCTGCACTCGTTGCAGAGGTCGGGCGATCTGGTGAGCAATCAGGCGGGCTTCGCTTACAACCTGTATAATGTCGATGTCTATCAGACGACCAATGTCGCCACCGCCAATACCTCTGCTGATCGGTGCGGTGCGATGATGTCGAAAGGTCAGGCACTCGGCATCGTCTGGAAACAGGCGGCGAAGACAGAGCTCCAGAGGGATGCTTCTCTCCGTGCGACCGAGGTTGTCGTGACTTCCTGCTATGGCGTCGGCGAACTCGTCGATGCTTATGGCGTGAAGATCGTAACCGATGCCTAACTCACGAGGGGGCTGAATGAACTTCAGCCCCCTTGCTTATTTCGGGTCGATGGCGTAAAATTTACGAATAATAAGGGGGATCAAGAAAATGGTTATATTGAGCAAGGTTCGTCAGACGCGGGTTGATGTGATTTCTCTGGTGGCAGGTGTCTATGAAATCCTCGAAAGAGATGCCAAAGGAAAGCCCACAAAGCGAAAATGGCATCCCCAGACCCAGAAGAATGCCAAAGGCGAGACAGTTCCGATCGTCGTCCAAGTTCCCATCGAAGAACAATTCAACAACGGGAAGGGTGTCGGCTTTTATCTTGAGAAGGGCTACAAATACCTCGATGAAGCCGAAGACCTGCTCGAAAAGATCAAGGGGATCACATTCGTGAGATCGGGGGTCAAGGTCGGGAGACCTGCCGACACCGTGGTCGAGGATGTGATCGAGGAAAATTCCGAGATCGACAATCAGGGCGGGGCAGTTCTGACAGCAAAGAATGATGTGGAGAGGGTCGAGCCCGAAGAAACTCCAATCGTTACGAAGCCGAAAAGAGCTTATAACCGCAAGAAATAAGGGGGCAGAGTTCCCCGATGCGTAAAGTCGCTATTGCTATCCCTACTCGTGGATTGATGCACGCACGGATCGTCGAGTGGCTCGTGGGTTTCACCGCTGAAACCTTCGAGCCACTTTTCATTTTCGTTGTCGGTCAGCCGTTCCCCCAGAACAGGGAAGCCCTCGTCGACAAATATCTGGAAACGGATGCTGAATTCCTTTTCTTCCTCGATGATGACACCATCCCCCCGCCCGATGCGATCGAGAAATTGCTATCATCTGACAAGGATATGGTCACGGGGATTACTTGGGGGAAGAAGGCGGATAAAGAGAACAAGCCGATGATCGGCTACCAGAACCCCCGAAACGGCATAATCCAATGGACAACCTCGTGGGTTTACCCCGACCTGTTCAGGATCGACGGATGCGGTCTTTCTTGTGCGTTGATCAAGCGGTCGGTTCTGGATGGGATGACAAAGCCCCGCTTCCTGTATAATTGGCGGTTAAAGCATCCGAATGGGGGCTACACGGACATCTTCGAGGGAGAGGACATCTTCTTCTCGATGAAGGTCAAAGAGATCGACAAGGAAATCTGGGCGAATTCGGATGTCAGGTGCCAACATCTCGATGTCAGGACAGGGAAGGATTATCCCTCGCAGGAACTCTGGGATGTCTTCAAGAAAGAGAATGCGATCGGTCGGGTCTTCACCTTCGATGAGATGACGCATTTCAACAAGAACAGGGCGGTGGAGATCATCGATGACGCATCTGGGGAGTGGAAACTTGCGACAGGACGATTATGACACGGACAAGATCGGGAGCGGGTTGCTCTCGATCTATGAAGACAGGTTCCGTTTCCTGAAGGATCGGAAGGTTCGCTATCTGGAAGTCGGCATCTGGCGGGGGGGATCGCTCGAATGGGCGAGGGATTTCTTCGCCAACCCTGACAGCGAGATCATCGGGATCGATCGGGAAATCTTGCCGAGGGAGTTCAAGAATGGCAAGGGCGTGTATATGATCAAGGCAAATCAGGCGGATGCCGATGCCCTGACCGATGTCGGGAAACAATGGGGGCAATTCGACCTGATCATCGATGACGGATGCCATTTCTTCGATGAGACGAGAATTACTTTCGATGCCCTCTTTCCGTTCTTGAAGGGTGGGGGCTTTTATGTGGTCGAAGACTGGGGGGCGTGTTATCGGAAGGATGTCGATCGGCATCATCAGGATCGCTATACGAGGATGGATCAACTGATCGCCCATATTCTCTTGATGAAGGAAAATCTGGGGATCGATGAGGTCGAGATCGTGCATCGGATCAGGGGGACATTCCAATCCTATGCTATATTTAAGAAGGGGGAAGGTAAAGATGGTCAATCAAAGAGCGTTCAACGGAACCCTTGAGGCGATGGTGGATCAGCATCGGAAGAAGACAGGTCGGGGGGAGAGCAAGTCGGAATTGGAGAGGATGAAGGCGAAACTCTATCCTATCGCCCGTGATGCCGACAGGAAGATCGAGCAGACAAAGAGGGAGAAGGGGCTTTGATGTTCTTCCAAGAAATCCAGAAGAAGATGGTCGAACTCCGTGATCAGATTGAGGGGCGATATCGGGTTCAATCTGGTCAGGTCAGGCAGGTCGTCGATGACTATGAAAATCAGGTCAGGGAGAAGATCGCAGGATTGATCGGGGTCAGGGCATATCGGGAGTTCGAGGGCGACCTTGATGCGGGTCAGAGGGCGAAATTGCTCAAACAGGTGAAGGATGATCTCGGTCAGGCGTTGAAAGAGAAATTGCTGATCGTGGGGCATAATTCCCTGAAGGAACGATTGATCAATCAGGTCGGCAGGGTTCGGGAGATCGTCTACAAGGAAGAAACGGGCAGGATCGCTGAAATCTGGGCTTCCCTATTGCCCGAAGGCACAAAGGTGAGCCCAGAGATCAAAGAAGCGGATCTCCGTGCGTTGCGGGGGCTTCCTCTGGCGGGATTGTCAATCGAGGATTATATACAGAAGGTCTTGATCGAACTCTATTTCGGGTCGATCCAATCGGTCACGAATGCGTTCATCGATGCGAAGACCTTTGATGGCGGGATCAGGGCGGGATTGGCTCAAGTCAGCCAGAAGTTCGAGACGAACCGAAATCGGCTGATGAAATTGGTCAAAGAGATCATCGTTCAGGCGAGCAATCAGGCAAGCTCGGACATCCATCGGGATATGGAGATCGGCAGATAATGGGAATATCAATCACAATCAATCCAGAGATTATCATCGTCAACCCTGATCGTGGGATTGAAGGCATTCAGGTCGGGGACGATGAAATCCTTCCGTTCGATGAACCGATCGAGGAAATGTTCGTTATCCATCCAGAGGAAAGTGCCTCGGGAACTTGCGAGGAATGTGCTACCTATGCGGGAGAGATTTTCGGCGTGGGCGAAGGACCGATGCCTCAATTACACGCCAACTGCAAATGCGAGCGAGTTCCCGTGATGGCAACATTCAACCCGTCTTTGATGGCGTGGAATGTTCCCAACAAAGAGTTAGATGTGACGATGGTCAAGCTCGATAATATGTCCGATGATGCTCTCGATGCCCTGAAGGATCAGGATAACATTTCGGACAAGACATTCGAGCGGATCAAGAAGATACTGAAACGCAGAGGGGGAAGATAGCGATGAAGGAATTGATACAGGACATCGTGATGGCTCTGGTGGATGATCCGTCGCAGGTTCGGGTGGATGAGAAGGAAGAAGTGCTGAAAGAAAAGAATGGCGGATCAGAGGTCAAGGGGATCATCTATGAGATCAGGGTCGGGAAAGGCGAAGCGGGGAAAGTGATCGGGAAAGAAGGCAGGATCGCCAATGGGATCAGGGCGATCATCAAAGGGATCGCAGGGAAGAAGCATCTGAAGGCGAACATCGATATCGTCAATGACGAAGGGGGAAGATAACAATGTCTTGGATTACAGCATCACAAGTTCGGGCAGAGAGAGTTCCGAACATTTCAACAACGGCGTATTCTGATACCAACCTCAACCTCGTGATCACGAGGGCGGAAGCCGACATCAAGGCATCGGGCGGGAAATATCAGGACATAATGAACGGGCATATCTATGGCGAAATCCTCAATCTGGGAACGGCAGGGATCGGGAACAAGAGGGTCAAGGCGATCGGGAATGAAACATCTGCCCGATTGAATTATGGCTACATCGTGGCGAGTTCCTATTTCATCTTCAAGAACCCGTCCGAATACCAGAATTATCGGAACATCAGGGGAGATGAAGGGCAACTTCTGGTCTTGACGACCGATTATTCGATCAACACGACCACGGGCGTGATCACTCTGGTCAAGACCCTGAACACGGGAGACCAACTCACGGCGACCTATGACACGACCTTCGATGATACTAATAACAAGGTTCCGCAGGTCTTGAGGGAATTGGCGAAGTCGCTGACGGCGTATTACACGCTCGTCAACCTGTATGGCGAGAATTTCCCGTCTTCGGCGAGCGAAGTGGTCAATCAATACAAGGAAGCGATGAACATCCTGAAACTCTTGAGGGAAGGTCAGTTCCCGATCCCCGAATTCGATGCCATTCAACTCGTGGAACTCGAAGAATTCTCCGATAGCAAGGGGGAGATCGGGAGCTCGAAGATAATGCGGAGATGACGACATTATCGGTCACTCTGGTCGGTTTCAAGGAAAATGAGGAATGGCTGAAGAAGGTCGCCAATCTTGATCTGACAAGGTGGTTCAAGGATCAAGCCACTCCGATCGTCAGGGATCGTCTGCGTGAGATCATCGACAAAGGGGTCGATCGCCCCAGATGGTCGCCACTCCATCCGTTCACGAAGATGCACAAGGAAGGGCGGAAAGTTATGGTCGAGAGCGAGCGTCTGATCAGGTCGGTCACGGAACTCACTTCCGACAGCATTTACAAAGTTTCCAAAGACGAGTTAGAAATAGGATCGAAGCTCCCCTATGCGGGAATTCAGAACTTCGGGGGAGAGATCAGGGTCACGCCACAAATGAGGGCGTTCTTGCATTGGAAGGGATTGCATCTGAAGGCAACGACAGACAAGATCACTATCCCCGCAAGACCTTTCTTGTTCGTGAGCAGGACGATGGAGCAGATGCTGAACAATTCTCTGGTGACCTACATTCAGGGATATATCAGGCAACTGCAAAGGGGAGATTGACCGATGGGGATATATGCGAATGTCTATTCGGCGTTGAAGTCGGCTCTTGAGAACAATGCTGTCTTGAAGACCTATGTCAAGGCGGTCTATGGCGGAGTGAGGACAGATATCCCGAAGACGATGATGCCGTGCCTGATTATTGAACCTCTGGGAGTTCCAGAGAATTGGATCGCCAACCCGAACAGAAGGAAGGGCATCTTCAAGGCAGAGATCCATTGTGTTCTGGAAATCTTCGATAACGACAAGCAGTTGGTCACGGGGGAGACCGTGAGCAAGGGTGTGATCGAGTTCGCCGAGGATGTCTTGAATGCGATCGATGCTGATCTCACTCTGGGGGGCAAATGTTCCACCTGTCAGGCATATATCCCCGACGGCGGGTTCGTCTATGACACCTACCCGTCGAGAGAGATATACATCGTGTTCGAGGCGGAACTCGATTTCTTGAAGGGGGCGAGATGAGATGAGAAAGGTCAAGATCACATACTGGGGGAAGAAAGCCGAGGTCTTCATCACATTGATGAGGGGAATTCCCCCGATGGTCTTCGCCTATGGCGAGACAAAGGTGGTCGATCTCCCCTTCAATGTGAAACTCTCGGATGATTTCGTGATCGAGGAAGCGAAGAAAGATGAGGTTCTGGATCGTCCGATACAGGGATCAGTAATCGTTCCCCGCAGGGGGAATGTCAAGAATTCAAGCCGAAAGGGGGTGAAATAGTATGGCTTTCAAGTATGGCTTCCAAAGCAAGGTCGGGTTCGGAGAGGAAAGCACCTACGGCACGGCGGTAGCCCCGTCGGACTGGTGCGAATTCATCTCGGAGAGCGTCAAAGAGACCTACGAGAAACGGGCATCACAGGGGATCAACGGCACATCGATGGCGAAGAAGTTCCTTTCGCTCGGTCGGTCGGTGGCGGGTGATGTAGCGTTCGAGGTTAACCCTGATGATGTTATCGGGATGATCCTCAAGGCGTTCTTCGGGGCGGCTCCAACTTCGGCTCAAGTCGGCACGACATCCTATTACACGCACACCTTCAAGGGTGCCGATGATTGGATCGCTGATGGCGTTGCAGGATGCGGTCTGACCTGCCAGATCACGAGAGACGATGTGGCGTGGGATTATTCAGGGTGCTTACCGAGCGGGATCAATCTGGTTTCGGCGGTGGGCGACACCCTGAAGGCGACAGTTTCCCTCGTCGGTCAGAAGGGGGCATCGCAGGGATCGCCGACGGCGGCTTCCTATTCTACCCAGAACCCGTTCATTTTCCATCAGGGCGTAGTGACGAGGGGCGGATCTCCGATCTCGGTAACGAACTTCCAGTTGAAGATGGACAACGGGGTCAAGGCAGATACCTATCTGCTCGGGCAGAATTATATCAAGCGTCCTGCGAGAGGGATGCGGGCAATCTCTGGTCAGGTGGAGATGTTCTTCGAGGATAGCAATATCTACAATGCGTTCACGGGCAACACCGATGACAGTATTGTGCTGACCTTCACTTCTGGATCGTATTCGCTTACGATCACGATGAGCAAGGTGTATTTCACGAACAACCCGACGCCGAATGTCAGTAATGCGGGCGTGATCACCTACACGGCTCCGTTCACTTCGATCTACAAGGATGCGACCGATCAGGATATCAAGATCGCTCTGGTGAACACGGCGACATCTATTTAAGGAACAAGGTTCAGATAAAATTGATCAATTTTATCGGGGATGGGCGAAGGAAGAATTGTTTCGCCCATCCCCACAAATAAGAAGGGGGAAATTCGATGACAATCTTGGCTTATTGCTTGATCGGGATTATAATGCTCCACTACCTCTCGATGCCTCTCTGGGCGGTCGTTCCTCTTTTCATCGTCGGGATCGTCGCTGATCTGGTGAAGTGGTCGGGGAATTATAATGCCGACAAAGAATTCAGGCGACAAGTGAAGGTTCTCCTTGAAGAAATCGTTCACGAAGTCGGGGGAAAGGTTGATCTGAAGTCGCCGAAGAAGGGATAACAAATGCCTGATGCGTCTATTAAGATAAGATCGGAGTTCGACAAGAAAGGGGTCGATGATGCCCAGAAGGGACTGAAAGACCTCGGATCGGCGGCTCAAGCGTCTTCTGCCCCGATGGGAATGTTCGGATCGGTGGCGAGCGGTGTCTTTACGGGATTGATGGGATGGACGGCGGTGATCGCCATCATCGAGAAGGTCTGGACGGCAGTCAAGGCATTCGCCGTTGACAGCGTTCGTGCGTGGGGAGAAGCAGAAACTGCCACGAACAAATTGGCTCAAGCCCTCAAGACAAAGGGGATTTACACTCAAGAAGCAATCAAAGACCTCGATGATTATTCCGTCGCCCTGATGAATGCCACGACCTTTGATGATGAAGCGATCAAGGGAGTGATGAGTTCATTGACCGCTTTCGGTCTTCAGGGGCAGACCCTGAAGGATGTCACGAAGGCAACCCTCGATCTGGCTCAAGCGACAGGTATGGACTTGGACAGTGCGGGCAAAGTGGTGGCGAAGTCGATCGGATCATCGACCAATGCCCTCGCCCGATATGGCATCGAAGTCGATAGCGGAGTGAACAAGACCGAGAAAGCAAAGCAGGTGATCGAGGGGATTTCTGCCCTGTATAGTGGACAGGCATCGGCGGCAGTTTCGACCTACGAAGGCAAGATGAAGCAACTTGCCAATCAGACAGGGGAACTTCAGGAAGCGGTCGGGAAAGAACTCGCCCCTGCGTTCCAAGATGTCGGATCGGTGATGCTCGATGTCTTGACCGTCGTGGTCGGGTGGTTCAAGAACATCGCCGATGGGATCAAGACCACCTACGAATTCCTCAAGACCGTAGACGAACAGACAAAAGTATTTACCACGCTCGGCAAGGTGATCGTCGATGTGACGAAAATCGCCCTCGTCCCCCTGATGAAGACATTGGAGAGCATCGGGTGGGTCTGGGAGAAAATGTCGGGCTTTATGAAGCAATATACCAAGGATCATCAGAAGACCACCGAGGAAATCAAGAAGGGAGAGGAAGAACACCAGAAGGCGGTTCAGAAGACATCGGAGTTCACCGAGAAGCAACTTGAGAAACAGGCAAAGGATCAGGCGAAAGCCCTCGATGAAAGATCGAAAAGGACGAAGGAATTCTGGGATGAAGAATACAAGCTCGCCGAGGGGGATTATGTCAAGCAGAAGAAAATCCTCGAAAAGGCACTCAAGGATCATCGCCTCGGTCACGATGAGAAGGTCAAGCTCTCGAATGAATTGAAAGAATTGGAAACGAAGAATGCCGAGGAAGGTTCGCACCTGATGTCCAAAGCGTTTATGGAGAGTGCGACATCGGCAAGGTTCGATTGGGCTACGGCGATGCAGAAGATCGCCGAGGAAACAATCGCCCTCGGCGTGAAGCCGATCGTCAATGGGCTATCTGAAGCCCTCGGTCAGTTCGGGGGATTATCAAACATCCTGCTCGGCGGGATCGGTGGAGTGATCGGATCGATCGTCGGCGGGATCATCAATATCTTCGGGGGACATTCCAAGTCGGTCGCTGAATACTCGAAAGAAGCGTATGACGATATGACGAAGCATACCAAAGAGGCGATCGATGCCATCACCCGCCCCAGAACAGAAACGGAGAAGGCGATCTCTCTGGTCGAAACAATGGGTCAAGGAATGGCAGAGGGGGCGACCTTCACGGCAGGGCAGACAGGGGTTTCTGATATCGCACGGATCACGGGAGTGAACATCGAGGGGATGACCGTCTCACAGGCGAAGGCGGCTCTGGCGACAAGGATGGCTTCCCTGCCTGGAAAATCATCGGCAGATGCCAAAGCCGTGGCAGATGCACAACAGGAATTTTACGATCGCTTGGATTTTATTGATGCTAAAGTGGGTGGCGATCCACATTGGGCTCCCGTTATCGCTCAATACAGGTCAAAGGTTGCAAGTAACACGATCACGAAAGAAGAAGCGGGGGCTATTGCGTTCTTGTATACTTTCAGCCGCTGGGGAATGTATGGTAATGTCGGCGAACAGCAGGGCAAACTTGAGGCGGCGTTGAGAATAATGCAGGAAACAGGCGGTGGTCTGGGATCGGCAACTCTTGAAGATATCAACACGATGCTATATTATCAGCAACAGGCATCGAAGTATGGATATATCCCAAAGGCGGCATCGGGCGGATCGGTCGAAGAAACAGGTCTGGCGGTGATCCATAAGGGAGAGACAATTATCCCTGCGAACAAGTCGGCGGGCGGAGTGACGATCAACATCAATGAAGGGGCGTTCACGGTGAACGGAACTGATCTGATGAGCAATTCTGGTCGGGTGGCATTGGCAAAGATGCTCTCGGCACAGATATTAAAATATGTCCAACAGGGAGTTCGGGCTCCCTATGGAGCGGAGAGGAAAATATGACGGCATCATATACATTGACCCTCAAGAATTCGGGAGCGACGATACAGGCGGTGATCAGGTATTCGGGGCAATCGACCTACCCTCGGATGGAGAAGACATTCACGAAGCATCAACTCGCCGATGGATCGTATGCCTACGATTATCCGTCGAATGCGGTCAAGCGGAGATGGGAACTTGAGATCGACGGGGAAGACACGGCAGATAGTTTATTGAGCAATCTGGTGGCGTTATTCGCCCTGAAGGAAAATCTGATCCTCGATGAAGATGCCTTGATCGTCGAGGGCAATATCAATGTCCACTTTGAGGAATTTTACCCGACCTATCAGGTTGCGGATTATTATATCTACAAAGTGGTTCTGCAAGAGGTCTGATCGATGGCAAAATATGGCGTTCCGAAATACGGGGCGAGCAGATATGGCAATACATCCCTGATCAAGGCGACTACGGCAGGGTTCAAGACGGCACAGGCGGAACTTGTCAGGACAATCTATTCTTCGCTTTACATCGTCAGCCACTTCAGGCAGATCGGATTGAAGGTGACATATCCGTCCACCGTCTTCATCGGCGGGCTCTGGAACAGAAGGGTCGCCCAGAAGTTCATCGCCTCGAAGACCTACGATTGCACGGGCTTGTGGGTGATGATGAAGGGGGCATCGACGAACACGGGGAAGATCATCGTCGAGATACAGACCGATAATGCGGGGGAACCTTCGGGAACGGCGGTGACAAATGCTTCGAGAACGGATCTTGATGCCGTGATCTACGGCACGCAGAGCTGGGTTCAAGTGAAGTTCAATCAGGAAGCATCGCTCACGGCGGGCGAAACATATTGGATTGTGATCTGGGATGATGAAACGACCAATGACATTACCTATATCGGGGCGGATGATAAAGGTGCGAATGATGAGCCCTCGCTTTACACGACCGAGGATGGCATTTACGGTACATTCAAGTATGGATCAGGAATAAAATACGGAGCGGTATGGTCGGAAAGATGGGCGGAGACAGATTATCTATTGCTCTGCCGATTGATTTCGTCTGTGGAAGCGGATAACCTTCAGGAAATCACC